TTCTTAAACTTCGTATGTACGAAATGGGGCTTAATCAAAAATCACTTGCAAAGTTAGTTGGTGTCAGCCCATCACGATTAAGTGATTATATATCTGGTAAATGTGAACCAACCTTGAAAGTTGCTCGTGAGATAAGCCGGAAGCTAAATATTGATGCAAATATAGTGTTGGGAGTATAAGTATAAGTTTTTGTCGTGATATATTTTAGGCGTGATTCATTCGGTTTCACGCCTTTTTTTATACCATTTTACGACAATCGTTTTATTGTCGTGTATCACCTATCTGATAATTTTTCACCTTCTTTATAAATAACGAAATTTACCGTAGAAATTTATAAATCAAATTCATACGGTATGACAATCTTAGAACAAATCTTAGCAGGGCTACAACAGAAATTCGCTGGGGTGGACACTGCTATTCTTACCCGCATTGCCACCAAAAAGGCAGAGGGTGTAACGGACGAGACAAAAGTAAACTCCATTGTTGAGGGTATCAGTTTTTCGGACGTGCTTAATTCCTATGGTGATTTCCGTGCCGGGGATGCTTCAAAAACGGCAGTGACTAACTACGAGAAGAGGCATAACCTTAAAGACGGTAAGCCAATCGAGACTACCACAACCACCAAAACGGAAGAGAATAAAGACGATGTGCCTGCATGGGCGCAAGCTTTAATTGACTCCAACAAGAACCTTTCTGATAAGCTAACACAGTTAGAAACGGAAAAGGCTCAAACAACACGTAGCCAGCAGATTTTGGCAAAGGCAAAGGAGTATGGTATTCCCGAAAACTACGCCAAACGATGCGCCATTAAGGACGATGAGGACTTGGACGCATACTTCAAGGACTTGAAGCAGGAGTTTGCGAATGACGGCTTTAAGGGTGTAGTTCCTCCAGATACAGCAAAAAAAGAACTGGAGAATGAGACTCAGTCGTTTGCGAAAATGATTGCAGACGACACTAAAGAAATTGTAGAACAACAAAAACAGTGATTTTATGGCAGCAGGATTTAAGTATAATCTTGAACCGGAAGTTGAGCAGGAAGAACGCTACGACGTAGAAACCGGACGCAGACGCAGAGGTCCGTACAAGTTGGACACAACCAACCTCGTTGTCGGCTCGTACTTGCCCTCATTCACACCGATTGCAGCTGACTTGGTGAAGAAAACATCCCAAGTGGCTATCCGTGTGGAAGTATATGAGAAGTTTACAACAGGCTCCAATACCACATTGAAAATCAAGAAACGTTCTTTGGCTTACAAAGGTATGCACTTGGGTAACGGTGCGCATGGAGCGACAATCAACGCTATTGACAAGGCTGACAAAGCTTTTGATAAGCTGACGTTAGCGGCAGACTTTGGAGAAAATCTAGAAGCTGGAACAGTTCTTTACGAAGCGACAGCCGCAGACGGTACAACGCCCAAAGTTATCGCAAATTCAGCTCTGTATGAAAGGAAGCAGGTAGAGGATGGCATAGTATTGGTTTCCCTTTTGATGCGTGCGTTTGAAATCGAACCGACCAAGCTGGTAATGCCTTTCGCAGATATTGACAAGGCGAATATGCCGCACTTCCAGTTTAACGCTTTGGATGTCAAACAAGAAAAAGAAGCCGTATCTATTCCTAAGGCTTCTTCTAGTCAGGACGGTTTGATGAGTAAGGAAGATAAAGCCAAATTGGATGGGGTTGCAGCACAAGCTAACAAGTATACTTTAACAGCAGCTACGACTTCTGCTTTTGGAGGTGTAAAGCAGGCAGCCAAAGTGAATGATGCATCTGGTACGGTGTCGGTAGAAAACTTTAACGGATTATTGACAGCGTTGAAAAACGCAGGTATAATGGCAAAATAAAGAAAGGAGGACTAATATATGATGCTAACTATTCATACATTGTTTAATGACCCGAACATTGTAAATGCAGTGATTCAGCGTGTCCTCAAGACAAGAAAGGACACAATTTATTGGCAGCAGTATTTGGGCTTCCGTAGGACTACTACTCGTGTATTTAAAGACTACATCGGTCAGGTTACTGGCGTGATGGCTGGTTCCATCAACTCCCGTTATGGCGAAAAGCCTATCCGTGAACGCAGGAATATCGGTTCCGGATATGGTGAGATTGCCTATTTGGGTGACCGCTATCAAATCTCAATCGACCGTTTGTCTGACTTGCAGGACTTGATAGATAAGTATAATGCCGCCAAACCGGAAGACCAGAAAGCAGCCATGCGTGACATCGTGGACTTCATCTATGACGATTACCGTCAGGTATTGCTGGCACCGCACAAGCGTATGGACATTATCGTAGGCTCTCTGTTGATGACTGGAGCAGCAAGCGTGAAGAACAAGGACGACAATGCCGGAGGAATTGACTTATTGAACATCGACTTGCCGTTTAAGTTTATCAAGCCGGACACAGAGGATAAAGACTATTTCGTCACTTACTTGCAGCAGAAACTGAATGAGCTGAAATCTATTTACGGCACATTCCCCAAGATGATTATGAGCCGTGGCACATTCATCAAGAATATTATCGGTTCAAGTGAATTTGGAGATAAGTTCAAAATGCAGCTTACAGGCAATGAAATGTATATGTCTACCGGGCTTATCACCTCGCAACTGGCTTCTACCATTTTTACAGGTATCGGACTTCCGGCTATTGAAATCAAGGAAGATTATGTGGTAGACCAAACAGGTAAGAATATCCCCATTTATGCAGATGGTCGTATTTCCCTGCTTCCGCAGGATAAAATCGGTTATATGCGCTTCCACACTCCTTATGAAGCTGTGGATGGTGTACCGGGACGTAATTACACTCAGGCAGATGGCGATATGCTGATTTCAGGTTACAAGGACGGCAATGGTCGCTATCTGGAATACACAGCCGAATGGATTCCGCAGATTGCGAACCCGAACCTGATTGTGAACTTCGATTTGAGTGAGATGAACGCATGACAGTAAACGATTATATATTACAGAAGTTTCAGACCTTCAGCGTTAACTTGTCGGAGGCTGACCTTTTCGATATATGTCTGAACGCAAAGATAAGCGGAGGGGGTGAGATGAACGAGGATTGCCAAACACGGGTGTCGGTGGCAATTGCGAAGTTCATCCCCTCTCTATTGCTTCGTGCCACTTCCATCAGCGAAAGCGGTTTTTCTATGTCTTGGAACATTCAAGGCATTAAGGATTACTATTCATTTCTGTGTAAACAGTACGGTTTGAAAGACGAACTGGGTAACAAACCTAAAGTGACTTTCTTATGATATTCGCCCCACACATATTGCAGGTAAAAGTTATCACCCCGATGGACAAGGATGAGTTTGGCAGACCTATTCCCGGAACAGGTGGTGAATACTGGCAGAAGGTATGCAAGTGCCGTTGTGATGATAACACTACCAAAGAGTTTTCATCTGATAACGGCTCTGTGTATCGTCCGAATTATCATGTAGTATGTGAGAAAAGAATTACTGTCAAGGCTGGTGATGAAGTACGTTGCATGGATGGTGATGGCGTAAGAGGTCAAGGCGAAGTCTACACGGTAAAGAGTACAAACTACTTTAACTACTCGGAATTATGGATGTAGATTTCGATTTCTCAGATGTCGACTCCTTTTTCGATGAAGGAGAATGGGAGGTCGAAAAGAAGATGATTGATGTAGGCGATGAAGCCGTGAAGTACGCAGAGGAACATGGGGATTATCAAGACCATACACTCACTTTGAGAACGTCCAATGATTACGATGTCAATAAAGACGGTTTGACATTGAAAAACGAAGCGGAATACGCATCATTCGTAGAATCTAAAGGGTATGATGTTTTGAGTAGTGCTGCTTTATTTGCGGAGAAACGATTAAAAGAAGAATTTGAAAAATGAAAAAGTACATTGGAACAAAACAGATTGAAGCAGAACCTATGACATTGGGTGAAGCTTGCAGTAAAGGCTTGGTAAAAAGTGAAATAGAAGAGAATGAGTCTTATAAACTAGGATATCACACTCGTACTGAATATGGCTATGAAAGTTGGTCACCCAAAGAACTGTTTGAAGAATCATATCGAGAAGTCAAGAAAGAAACTCCTATCTGTTTCGGTGATGCTATCGAAGTGTTAAAACAAGGTGGGACTGTTCGTAGAAGTGGTTGGAACGGTAAAGGTTTGATGGTATTCAAACAAGTGCCAGCTCATATCGAAAGCGACATCATCCCTAAGATGCAATCGCTTCCCCAATCGGCAAAAGACCTTATTCTGAAAGGTAAGGGATTTATTGACTATACAAGCCAGTGTCTTATCTACAACGAGAATACCGGACGCGCTGATTCATGGGTTCCGTCTATCAGTGATGTATTTGCAGAAGATTGGGAGATTGTGGAATGATAGTAACTACCGACATAGGAAACATTCTCTATCGGGACTGCAAGGCTTTCGGAATAGATATAGTGCCTGATGGTGAAACGCTGACGGGTGAATTGAAGTCCGAAAGGATTGTCATCCACACTAAGAAACAACAGCCGGGTACTTATTGGAAGAAGTCTTTCGCTGAGGTGAATTTTTGTGTTCCTGATTTGAGCGAGAATGAAGCGAATGCTATCCGTCTTAATGAACTTGAAAGAGAAGTCATGAAACATTTCGATAATGTGGTAAGCATCTATGACGGTACTACCTACAATTACTCTATCGAATCAATCGGTACGGAAAAAGACACAGCTTTGAAGTGTCACTATGTGAATGCGAGAATTTTATTTGAAGTATTAAATGTAAAATGATATGAAACCATTTATAGGAATTAAGAAAATTTGGTATGGTGAACCTATTGAAGCGCCCCTTACTGCGTCTACATTGAAAACGTGGCTCAGTAGTGCTACCGAAGTGAAGAACTCCCATCAAGATACATGGGGATATACAGAGGATGATCCATCCGTTACGGACTATATCAATGAGTTAACGGGAAAAACGTATTACCGTGATATAACAGCTAATGGGGCAAAAACAATAGCGTTTACACTCGGTGAATATGGGTTTGAAGATAAAGTAGCTTTACAAGGAGGAAAGTTGGTCGGATCAGGTGACGGATGGGAAGCACCTGAAAACCCAGAACTTGTTTATAAAGCAGTTGTTGGTATGACAAAAACAGGAAACTATGTTGTGTTCACTTATGCCGGTATCGTTGGAAAAACAAACTTTGTGGAGAAAAATATGGGACTTGGCGTTTCCGCTGTAGCTATGGATAATCCGAATGATGGAGTCTCTGACGAATATTGGTTTAACGGAGAAAAGGTTGATACCCCATCGGAATCATCTTTACAATCTTTAAGAGCAAAATCCGTGGATTAAACTTTTGGTGGTTTAAGGTTAAGTTTTCAGGATGGCGGTGGGTGGTTACTCACCGTCTTTTTTAGACTAAAAAAATTATGGATAACGCTGCAAAAATAGTAAATAGTGCTGTTCTCGGGATGGATTTTGAAACGGTAATAGTAAATAGCAAAGCATACGTGATTAATCCTCCTACGATTCATAAAATAGCTGGTGTAGGATATTATCTATCCGATTTGGAGGATGCAATTACGGTCATGGATATGCTTCGCTCACTGAAAGATGTAGAAATGGCTTCTCGTGCTCTTTCATGGCTCATAATAGGGAATGAAAGCCTTAGCGAAGAATTGTCGAAAGGAACATTTGATGAGGTGGTAGAAGCATTGGCGATAGGTCTTTCCATGATTTCCGCTGAAAATTTTTGCAGGCTGTCAGTTTTAGCCAAGAACGTAGCAAATCTGACAGCAAAACAGAAGTAATAGGCAATAACTGCCTGCTCGGACAGATTGCATCGTTCATAGAAAATCTGCATCTGTCTTATGATGAAGTGGTAAATCAAATTCCATATAGAAACTTAGTAATAATGCAAAAAGATAAACTTCACACCGCATATGGAGAGGTTATGGAAGAAGTGTCAGAAGAAGAGTTTTTCAAAAGGAAAGGTAATAATCCGTTGAAGTAAAAATGGTAACGGGTAAAATAAAAGCCGGATTTCTCCGGCTTTTATAACGCTAATAGAATTAGTATTCGAATAAAAAAGTATATGGAAATCAAAATTCCTACACCTATAGTTGTTTTTGTAATCCAATTATGCTCAAAAATATCCCAATAATACATACCTCCATCTCCCCATTGATGTGCTACTTTCTTTGCCATCCAATAGCCGATTCCGATTAATGTCATGCCGATACCTAAGCCTAAAACATATCTTCGTTCTATGAATTGTATATCAAACATCATAGATGAAGCCGAAAGTAATATTCCACAAAGTAGAACTAACTTCCACCAATGGTCTATTTTAAACAAATTTCCTATTTCCATACTTTTTTCTTCTTAGTACCTTATTTAATTAATTCAGCTTCTAATAGATAACTATTTGGTTTTAGTTCCATTTGATAATATTTGATATCCCTACTTGCTAAGGAAGCTTTTATAAGTTCTTTGTCGGATTCCGGCATTCGAAAGCCAAAATATATTCCAGTGACGGATTCGGGTGATATTCCAAGTAAACCAGAGGAATATAAAGTTATTCTAATTTCCTCTTCACGTTCCCATGCCATTGATTTAGTAGCGATTAAACATTTTAAAAATTGTGTATCATCTACTAAATTATCGGTTATGCTATTTATTGAAAATTCTGGGATATCATTTTTATATTGAACATTGAAAATGCTATGTAAGTGTCCCTTTGATATAGACTTTTTTAGCTGTTCAAAATCATATTCAATACAAAAACCTTTATGCCCATTAGCATAATATGCCCATAGTAATTCATTAAAGACTGTTTTGCTTAAAGAGAATATTCCCAATTTAGTTCTTACTTGGTCTACTATCTTTGCGTAATTATCTTTTGCTATATTTTTAGGGAGTCCACTTTTCTCAATGAAATCAAAAACTTCATACATCTTACTATCATTGACTATAGTTTCAGATGGGTCATTGAGGTGCTGTACTGTTGGCGCATATATTTGGTTATTGACAAGAGTCAACAAGTCTCTATATATATCAGATCTATATTTATATAATTTCATAGAATTGAAGTTTGTTGTTAAACTCTACATTCTCTGTTTGGTGACGGGATATATTCATTTTTTCCTTTTTCTATTCATTTTTGCTTTATAATTATTTAGGGGCTGTAAATACTGAGATATACTTGATAAAAAGTAATCAGCCGCCAGCTTGTAGTTACCATATTCCTCCTTTGTTATAGATATTGCTGCATGGGCAATTCTATCTCTGGTTTTCCAAAGGGATTTTTGATTATTTTGAATGATTAAATTATAATAATTAGGGTTGCCGTGATAAGTATTGTTTAAAATTCTCCATTTTTTATTTATGAAATCCAGCTTATCTGGGTATTCTTCCATTTTTTCGTAATATCTTAATAGTTTTAGAGTGATTTCAATTCTGGACCATAATATCAATATAGCAAAACCGTATTCATTTACACTAACTAAAGCATGAATTCTGTGTTTGTAATATTTATCATCTAAAGCTTTGAATGCTTTATACGCCTTGTCTGCTAATTTAGTCTGCTCTTTGCTCATTTTAAATATGTTTATTATACTTCCTCTATCTTAAGTTTTTTTACAATTGGGGTAGGTGATTAATATTTTGCATGTCCGTTCTCATCAAAATCAAATGGCAATTCCATCTGTCCTATTTGCCGCATTTTCATCTTTTTGAAGTTGTCGCAGAATTGTTTCATATTGTCAGATACTTGAAATAAGGTGATTACTTTGTTTATCTGCTTTTCAAGGTTAGGCTCCCCGATGTCGAGGGTTAGCAACTGGTGGTATCGGCTGGTTCTGTTTCCAGACTCGCTTTTGGGAGTTTTCTTCTTTAGTTCGTCAAGGACACCGTTAGGTAGTTCCTCGTAAATGAACATATTAGTCCATTTTCCTATAATGCCTGGTCTTTTTTTTATGCCATTTACTGTAAAATCCCAACCATTCAATCTGAATAGTTCTTTATAAAACACATCAGGAAAACGTTTCTGCCACGGGAGAAGCTCTTCTGATATGTATGCCTTCAGAATTTTTTGTAGCTCATCTTTTTCTCGGTCATATTGATATCCAGTAGCTTCATCGACAAGGGCAGTAATTCCAACTCTTGCAAAAGCACGTATCAGAATTTCACATTGATCTGCTATTATTGCTTGTCTTGGAGATAATTCTATTTCTTTTCTTGCCTGAAGAAACACATCGCAAATGTCTGCTAATGCTTCTGCATTATATCCATTAATTTTTTTACTTCCATCAAAGCAACTTATCGGTTCAAAGTGGCCCGATGTTAAGTATTTAACAATGAATGGATTGAGTGTTTTTTGAGTTAAATAACGCGCTAATCTGGTCCCAGAGGTTTGCTTACCTTCTTCTGTATCTGTCATTTTTAGTGCCTCTTGCATTCCACGCCCAGATAATATACGAGTTCCATCATCCAATACATAACATGGAATGATAAGACCATTTAAGTCGAGTTCTCCTTTGTATTTTATCTTTTTACTACTTTCCATACCACTTTCTAATTTTACAATTTCTCCGCTAACTTCTTAATATCCTCCTATTGATAATGTGAAAAATATTTTCAATTCAGATGTTACAAACTGTTTCGTTGGCAGTTTATTGATAAATTTTTGATCTACTTCTCTCGAATAATAATTGTAATTTCATTATCATTTCCTCCATTTTCAAGACATCGCTTAGCGTCTAATAGTACTCTAATGGTTGGTGTATTCCATGTTGTAATTCTGCTAAAGCATTCAGAAGCTCTTCCCAACTCGGTTTGATTTTCTTGTGTAGAATTAACAGCTTTATCTATTTTGTCTGTAAGTATTCTTTCTGCATCATCAATGTTGTATCTTTTATCGCCTGTGTAGGGTAGTTTATAATTTAATCCATCCTCGTTTTTTATTGGCGTTATACTTTGTCCATATACCTCTTTGATTGCCGATTCTATTTTACCTTTTGGAGATGAACAGCTTAATAGGAAGAATGAAAGCAATGAGATTCCAATAAATATCTTTTTCATAATCGTGTGTTTTTATAATATGTTAATATTTTTGCAAATCAACACATAAAACCACACAAAAGCAAATTATTTTGACTTTTCTTTGATTTCAGCCATAAATTTCTCCAATTTGGTTATCGTGGTGGTTTTGTAGGACTATGGTAACGGGTAAAGAAAAAGCCGGAGGAATCCGGCTTTATTTAATAATATAGCCTATTAGTGAATCAATATCATTTATTATGGCTGGTTTTTTAAAATGTTTTTCCATTTCCTTTTGTATAAGATGAAAAGGAAGATGGATATTATCGATAATGCAAAGAGTATCCTTATCAGTTTTGGTGATTTGTATCTTATCACAAATAATAAAACAGTAAGAGTTAATAATTATTGGCTCAGATATATTGTTTGTGTCAAAATACAACTCGTCAACTTCAACTTCTTGTGAATGGATGTATTTTTTTTTACTATCCTTGATTGTGAATAATTTTCTATAAGCGTCATGACGCACAAAAAGATACGGCATATGCTTGTATTTAACAACGCTTATTCCAGGTACTAATTCGTTAGGGTTTACCATACTCTTATTCCTCCATCTTAAATTTTTTCCCACAGTTGGGGCAGGTGATAGTATTCTTGTCCTCTTCCAGTTCATCAACAAAGAAGTCTCCAACTTTACAACCAATTACATCTGCTATCTTTTGCAATGTATTTACTGTTGGGTTTCTACTGAGATTCTGCGCAAGCGTAACCCTTGTTATTTCAAGCTTTTCAGCGACTTGCTCCATTGTGAAGCCTTTCTGTTTTATTATACTTTTTACGTCCATATTAATGTATGATTAAAATCTATCGCAAAGATAGAATAACTTCCTTTTAATTCAAAACATTATAGTACTAATTTTAAATCTATAATCATACGTAATTATATTAATGTATTTGTATAGTCATAAATATATCTTTTGGTTAATAAATGATAATAATCATACGTTTCTAGCGTTTTTATTTTGTTTTAAATGATTATAGTCATACATTTGTCACATCAAAGTAAACAAAGAACTCTAAAACATACAATTATGAAACGCTACAATTTATCTCAAATCATGAAAGACGCTCATAGATTCTACAGAAGTAATTCGAGAATGGGTAGAACCTTTGGCGAATGTCTGAAACTCGCTTGGACTTGGGCTAAGGATGCTATCAAGTTCAAAGAAGAAAGAGATGCTAAGATAAAAGCCATGGTAGCTAATCAGAAATCGGTAGAGCGTAAATCTTACAATGATAGTAAGATTACTTGGGCTGACTACTACAACTCAAATAGCAAAGGTTATATGGGTAGTCAGTATTGCGGTGATTGAAGTAGGTAGAAACGAATAAATAACTCAAAACATAGAAACTATGGCAATAATCGGATTTACAGATGAACAATTAAAGGTTATCAATAACCTTCGTGACAAGCTTTCTTTAAATGGTATAGCGACAATAGATGCTTATCACGCTATCTTCTTTGTGACAAGTACATTCACCCGTAATCATGCTGAAATGCTTGATAACGCAGGCTTATACTTTGACCTGACAGCGAGTAACGGGTATATGGTTTTGGATGTAATGAAACAAAGTTGAGTTTATGTATTTATTGGTGAAAGTTAGGGACGTTGAGAAACGCCCCTTTCTTTTTAGTCTTGCTTTTGTTTTAGTTCGAGTTTCGCTCCGCAGTTGGGGCAAACGAAAGTTGATTTCTGGCTATCAGAAAATAGCTCGGACATTGGGACATTTATTGCTTCTGATATTTTAATTAATGTGTCAAAAGCAGGTTTGCTCTTTTCATTAATGATATTAGTTATATTTTCTCGACTAATACCAACCCTTTCTGCAAGTTCTTTTGCAGTTACATTTTGCTCTTTCAAGACTTCTTTAATTCTCAGATACATAGTTATTCATTTTATTAATGATGCAAAAGTAGGAAAAGTAATGCAGTAAATCACATATTGCGTGTTAAAGTAATGTTAAATATTACTTTTGATTTGTTTGGTGTGATGCAGTGTGTTACATTTGTGCCAACAAAGTAATTAAATACATAACTAATAAATATAACGACTATGGCAACAAATTTTAAAAACCAAATGAGAGAAGTAATGAACGAGGCTTGGCGCATGTTCAGAATCACGGGCGAAAGTTTCGCAGAGTGTCTTAAAAGAAGTTGGTTGCTTCTGAAACTGAAAGCACAGATGAAGAAAAGAACGGTTCAGTTCTTCTATCAAAAAGTATCGGGTGAGATTCGTCAAGCGTTCGGTACGTTACGTGATGAAGTGATAGCCGATAATGTAAAGGGTACAGGTCGTAAGCCTAATGAAAACCTATTTACCTATTTCGATTGCGAGAAGAACGAGTTTCGTTCATTCAAGAAGTTCAACCTTATTAAAATCGCATGACCATGAAGAAGATTAAATTTTTGAATCGGGTTTACACACCGATTCAATCCGATTACGTTGGATTAGACGACATAGTAAGTATCAACGGTATTGTCGGATGGCTTGATTTCATTGGTGAGGATATGCTTGCCGTGATAGATGAAAAAGACATACTTCATAAAATAGCAACCGAAGAGATTCATTCTGTTGTGAAGTACACGAATTTCATAAACGGAAACATGACTAATATACCTATTCAATCATTAATAAAAGCGGCTTGATTATGTTGTCATTAGAAGAAATTACTAATGTTAAGACAGAGGGTGAATTTGTGATAATAGAAATCACATTGTTTACGGCAATACTGCACAATCCTTCATCTAAAAGGACAATGAGTATTCGTTTGTGTGATTTTTGGAGAGTGGTAGATGCGGTTGATTCTCTGTCGGGTTTGAAAGTAAAGAATAACCGTATATGAATAACACGATTATTCAAAAAGGCAGTCTTCGCACGACTTTAAAGGCTGCCTTTTATCTGTTTTTTACGACAACGAATTCATTGTCGTGTATAAGATGAAAGAAAATTCTCATTTCGTTTGGATATGAAATAAATTTGCAGAAAAGGAAACAAAGATGTTCTTCGTGGTTGTCGAATATGCGATAAGATATTAAAGGCGTTAGATTTAGTCCGTAGACAACCACATTAGACGGATTATTTCTTCGCCTTTCTCTTTTATATGATTCTAAGCGTAGATAGTATCTAAGAGGGTTCAGCAGAAGCGAGTAATGGCGTAACGGGGTTCGATTCCCCATCTGCTACAAATTCAGTCAAATTAAAATCCCCGAAAGCGGAAGTGACTGAGCCGCCAACGGGGATAATAATAACGTTTTAATACTGCAAATGTATGAAAGAAAATTCAGAAAGGCAAGTTTTTAATTACAAGAATGTACCAATTACTATAATTCGGTATAATGGAAAGCCCTATGTTGATTGTAGAAACATTGGTAGATTACTTAAAAGGTGTATTTCAGGGTGGGTAAAAGACAATAGAAATCAAATCGCTATCTATTGTAATGGCAATGGGATAAAAGTAAATAAGGCTATTATAACTAATCGGTGGCTTTTAGAAGATATTGCCCTGATGTATGCTAAGTCCATTAGTAATGACTTCTTTGAAGCCATGAAACAAGCAATCAACAAGTTTAATGTAAGTTCAACTATAAATGATAAACCTATGAATCAATTAACAAAATCAAGTACGAATGAAGAAATCAAAGCATATTTCAATGCTATTTTAAAGTTAGCGAAAGCGAGTGAGAAATATCCAGTTAATTTAGATGAAGTTTGGATGCTTATTTATGAACGAAAAGATAGTGCAGTTAAAGCACTTGTTCGTGACTTTATTGAGAATGAAGATTACAAGCTGCTCCACCGAAAAGCGGAGCAGGTATCGGGGGCTAAATATGTGGATGATTACTATCTTACTGTTTCGTGCCTTGAATACTTTATCGTCAAAAAAGTACGTCCAGTCTTTGAAGTGTATCGTAAAGTTTTTCATAAGGCTGCCGAACATATAAAGCTACTGAAAGAGCCAACCATTAAAGATAAGATAGCGGTGGCCGATTGGCTAACGGGCTTTCTTAATCTGAACGAAAGCAGCAAACTGGCTTTAGCAAAAACTATTGCAGAACCTCTTGGTTTGCCTACACCCGATTATACACCATCAAAAGGTATTCTAAAATCAGCTGGCGAACTTCTGAAAGAAAATGAGTGTCCCATCAGTGCGCAAGTATTCAATCAGAAAATGATTGAGAAAGGTTATATGGTAGAGCTTACTCGCCCATCAAGTAAAGGCGGTGTGAAGAAATTCAAGTCAATAGTAGGTGAGGGATTAGGATTTGGCGAAAATCAAGTGAATCCGAATAACCCTAAGAGTACCCAGCCTCTTTACTATGAAGAGAGGTTTTTGGAATTGCTTGTTTTGTTGCAGTTGAGACAAATAGCTTAAACAAATAATGCGCACCTCATTAGGTTGGGGTGCGCTTAATATGAATATTACAAACTCCCTCCCATTGCGAGATATAAGTTTAAGGCATCTTTTATTCCTTTAATCTGTTTTTGTGATATGGTTTTTATATCGTGATATTGCCTTCCAATAAATTTTATTTTTGCAGTTTTAGCATTAGAAAGTGCCTTTATTAATTCAATGTCATTATTGGAATGGATATTTTCATCACACCATTCCCATATATATCCTCCATTACCTGAATCAGTTTCTACATTATTGGGGATAAATTCATAAGCTTTATTGTCAATAGAAAATTGATATTTGCGAATGAATAACCAATCGTCAGAATAATATTGTATTCTGAGTCTAAAGTTTGATACCCCATCAATATCTTTCATAAAATAACAATATATTCCATTCTGGTTGGTATATTGGGGAGCAGATTTTGGTTTAATCCATGTTAGTTCACGTGGGTCAAATTCGTCCTTGTTAAATGTAAATAAAGAGGATATTTTTTTTACTGTTATAGAATCAATAGGATTTTGTTTTTCTTTTTTTATGTCCGATATTGTTTTTCCAATGTTATCATCTAAAGACATAACATTATTTTTTATATTGTCAAGGGTTGATTGGTTTATATACGGATTTACTTTTTCACCGTTTGAGTTGTACAGTGAGAATTTTATCGGAATATTAACAAACTCTATTCCTTGATTAGTCATATCTTTATAAACTTTTTGAGAAATGCAAAATTTTTGATATGCTTCTAAATACGCAAGGGAATCATTCTTTGAGCTTATCGTCTTAGGTTCCTCCTCCTTCTCATTGTAAGAGTTGCTGAATAATGACTTTTCTTTAACCGTTTCCACATATTTATATGACTTATTGCAACTTGAAAAAGCAAATATTGACAATATCAGAATTAGTGTATTTTTCATGACAGTACATTTATTAACTTAAACGTTTGCAAAAATATCTCAAAAATCAATCATTTCCAATTATTTCACGACAATTATTCCGTTGTCGCATATCAAATACTTGAAATATTGCTGGATAACTTGTATTTGTCGAATTTAGCACAAATGAAAAAATAATGGAGTTTAGAGGAGATACATCTGGATTAGATGAGTTACTTGAAAGTGTAGACGATAGATATTATAATACCCTTTCTCAAATAGGGAGAGACGCCACCCGAAATGCAAAGATTAACAAGACTTATGAAAATAGGACTGGTAACTTGAATAATGCAAATGGGGGGTGTGTTGTCCGTAATGGGAAAATAGTAGATATGTGGGTGGAATCAGACGGTTCTCATTCCGAAGCGGTAAGAAATACAGAGAATCTTCTGATTTATTCCGAAAAATCAAAGGATGGGCTTTATTTGGCTAACGGTCAGCCTTATGCAAGCTATGTCGAAAGTAAAGGATTTGAAGTTATTATGACTAATGGTATCTTGTATGCAGGTAGACAAATAGAAAAAAAATTATAGATATGGCAGGCATTATTTCAAATGTAGACAGTGATGTTCAGAAGTTGCGCAAACTGAAGAACGAGATAGAAAATGTCAAAAAAGCATTGATGGGTATTAATATCAAGGTCGATATTGATATAGCTAAAGGTTTGCAATCACAGTTAACCTCCCTTTTGGGGCAATACGATACATTGGTGGATAAGATTGCGGCAGCGGAAGGAAAGATTATGCTTTCTGCCAGTCGAATCAATAAAGCAACCGAAAAGATTGTCAAAGCACAAGAGGTTGTATCTAAACCTACGGCTGATCCGGCACAGAATGGAGATGCTGCAAGGCAAACAAATACGGCTGAAACGGAAAGTGTTCGGGCGCAAGCAAAGGCTTATGATGACCTAAGAACCGAGATAAACGGTATTCTTGGCACAAGAGAAGAGAATGTCAAGAGAATGGTAGATGAAATGAACGCTATCCGTTTGATTAATGCTGAAATTAAGAAAATCAACAAGTCACAAGGTGATTATTCTTCCTTGTCTTCTGCTCAACAAAAACGGCTTGAACAGTTAAACAATTCATTATTGACACATAAAACTGCTTTGTCAGAGGTGAGACAAGCATTGAACAATAATGCTAAACTTGATAATGCTGCCGCTACTTCCATGAATGGGTTATCTCAGTCGTTATCAAGAATGAGAATTGCCTATCGTGAATTGACGGAAGAGGAGAGAAATTCTCCTTTTGGGAAAGAGCTTCTTACTTCCATAAATCAAGCGGATGCAAAAATAAAGGAACTTGATGCTACAATTGGAAACCATCAACGCAATGTAGGAGATTATGCAAAACAATGGAATGGCCTTCAATATCAAATGCAAATAGTAGCTCGTGAATTACCTAATTTTGCTATAGATCCTCAGATTGGCATTATCTCATTGACGAATAATTTACCTTATCTTGTTGACGAACTGAAAAAAGCAAAAGATGCTCATAAGGCTTATATTGCAGAGGTAAAGACTGGAAATAAGGATTTAAAAGCTGTGCCATCTGTTGGAAAGCAAATTGTTTCTTCTTTGCTAAATTGGAATACGGCTATCATTATGGGAATAACGCTTATTACAGCATATCGCAAAGAAATTAAAGACTGGGTTGCTGGTTTATTTAAAGCTAAGGATGCCTTACAAGACGTAGCCTCTTATCAACAGAATCTTAGTAGGATTATGTCTGACAGTGTTAAAGATTCAGCGAGGGAGCGTGTGGAACTCGACACTTTATACAAAGCGACACAGAACCATACGAAATCACTGAAAGAAAGGAACGCGGCTGCTGATGAGCTGAAAAAGAAATATCCTTCATATTTCAGCAATCTGACAAACGAGGCTATTCTTGCAGGTAATGCTGCTTCCGCATACAAGAATCTAACGGATAATATACTAAAAGCGTCGCAGGCAAGGGCTGCGATGAAAATTATAGAAGAAAATTACAATAAAATATACCAGTTACAGAAAGCCATAAACGCAGATACTAATTGGACTAATAGGAATAGAGAAAGTACAAAAGGGGGAACGGCAACTACAACCGTAGTTGTTGGTTCGTCAGTAACCGGGTATACACAAAGCGGTCAGGTTTTGACTAAGGAGGCTGCTGAATACAATCGAAGAACAGACGCTCTGAGAAAGAATAAAGAAGCCGTTGAACTATTGAATAAGGCGAACGAGGAGTTGGTGAAATCAATAGATGTTACTTCGTTGATAGAGAATAAAACCAGTAGTTCTCCTAACAAACAAGATAACCAATCTGACAATCAACTCAAGCAACAAGAGCGCCTTGCAGAACAACTTCTATCTCTCCGCCGTAAGAACCAACAGGACGAAATTAACCTGTTGGATGAAGGAACTGAGAAGAAACTTCGTCAGATTAATTTGGATTATCAGAAAGAAACCGATGCTATCAAAAAGCAGCGCAAGGAATGGGAGGATGCTCAAGGTGGAAAGCTAACCGAAGAGCAGACTTTAGTCATTGACTTAAGAAAGGAGTTAGCAGGTAAGAAGAAAGATAGTGATACGAGTAAAGTTCACGAAGAGGAGGTCAAAGAGTATCAAAAGCTGTTATCTTCGTATCAGGATTATCTTACCAAGCGAAAAAATGCGGAAGATAAGTTTAATGCAGACCGAAAGAAGCTAAAGGATGGTGGAGCTTCTGATGCTCAAATAAATGAATTAGAGTATCAGCGGGATGAAACACTAAAATCCATAGACAATGAGTTTGCCATGCGTGAAGATTCATTCAAGGCGTGGACTGACAATATCGCTAACCTCAGTTTGGAGAAGTTGCGTGAATTGTTGGTACAGGCTGAAAGAGAATTGGAACGCTCTGAGTTCCTTAACCTGAATGACCCAAAGTTAGCCGGACAAAGAGCTAAAGTTACATCTTTGAAGAACATTATCAGTGAGAAAGCCTCAAAAACTGATACATCACCCGGTAAGCGTAGCCAAAAGGAATGGCAGGATTTGTATAAGACACTTTCAAAGGTAGAGAAAGAATTTGATGAGATTGGCACAACAGTAGGTGACACTGCCGGTGAAATCATATCCGCTGCTGGAAATATCGCATCATCGACCCTGCAAATGATTGATGGCATTACAACCCTTGCAAATAGTTCATCTGATGCAATGGCAGGAACAGCGCAAGCTGCATCTAAATCCATCCAAGCAGTAGAGAAAGCATCTGTCATTCTCGCCATTGTCGGTGCTGCTTTACAAATAACGATGAAGATGTTTGATTTATTTGGTGGTGATAATACAACAGAGAAATATGAAAAGACAAAAGAAACTTATGAATCTTACATCAATATCTTAGACAAGGTTATTGATAAGCAACTTGAATTAGCAGAATCCTTATCTGGTGATAATGCAAATGCTGCCTACGAGAAGGCTATTGAACTTGTCAAGACACAGAGCGATGCTGCACGGGTATTGGGTAAACAGTATCTTAATTCCGGTTCTTCGTGGAAATCTCACTCAAAAGGATACAGCGAAGTGGATGATATGTCTTGGGAAGGATGGAATGATGCGGCAAAAGCATTAGGTATGTCTGTTGATCAGTTTAAGAGTAAAATGGGAGGGCGTATGGAAGGTCTTTTTGATCTTACTGATGAACAGCTTGAAAAACTACAAGCAGAAGCACATATATTCTGGGCGCAGTTGGATTCTGATACTCAAAACTATGCCAACCAAATAGCGGAAGGTGTCGCTCAAGTGAAAGAAGTATTAGAACAACAAATGACAGACACAACGCTCATTGATGTGGATACATTAAGGAACGATTTCCATGACCTTCTAACTGATATGGATGCGGATTCTGCTGACTTTGCCGATAACTTTGAAGATTACATGAAGAATGCCATCCTTAACTCCATGCTGAAAGAGTCCTATATGGGCAGATTGGAAGAGTGGCGAAAGAAGTTTTATGCTGCCATGGACGATGGTGTGACTGAACAAGAGTATAACGATTTAAAAGAGGAAGGGCAACAGATTGCTGATGATATGAAAGCTAAGCGTGAAGCAATGGCTGATATGTTTGGTTGGAAATTTGAATCTTCTTCGCAGGAAGCAACTGCTAAAGGATTTCAAGCTATGTCTCAAGATACCGGCGAAGAACTTAACGGACGTTTTACTGCTTTACAGGTAGCTGGCGAAGAAATTAAAAATCAGAATGCTATTCAAGTACAGTCACTAAATCTTCTCACAATGAAATCAGAAGACATCTTTCGTGTAAATACAGAGATAAGGAACATCGCTGACGATACTCGTGATCTGATAGCACAATCTTATCTTGAACTGGTACAGATTTCAGAGAATACAGGGGCTATTATAAAGCCAATACAACAAATGCAGAAAGATATTGCAGAAGTAAAAAAGAACACATCAAAATTATAGATTATGGCAATTGAGTTACTGATAAATAATAAAAATGCTTACGCCACATGGGGAGTAAGAATGGGAGAGGGATTTCTTGATGTAATAGGGGCATCCGCTCCCATGAAGGATTTTATTGAGAACAAAAGCCGACTTGAACATGGGAAACGGGTAATAATCAATGATCCTAAAGTTGATGAACGGGAAATAACACTTTCTTTTACAATTGAGGGTAGTTCTCAGTCCGATTATCAATCAAAGAAGAAAGCTTTCTTTGATGAACTTTATAAAGGTAAGGTCGATATTCAAGTTCCGGCTAATAGTAACGATATTTATCATCTAATTTATCTTGGGAAAAGTATCACTTATGCACAGAGTTTAGATCGGATGGTCGGGAAGATATCAAGCAAGTTTTGCGAACCGAATCCAAATTTAAGAATCTAATTTACGACATTAATTGCATTGTCGTATATGGAAGCCTTAATTGTTAGGGCTTCTTTTTTTTGTCATTTAACTTTGGCACTATGAATGAGGTGAAAGTCAAAGACATATCAGGAAATGAGATTTTTTCAACTCCTATAGATTTAGGCAGCAAGAGAAAGTTTCAGTTAATGAAGGAAGACTACGTTGTTTTAAAGTTTTCCCTCGTTGATCCGGTTTTCTTTAAATTAGGTTATTATATTGATCTTCCCAATGATCCTACCGGCCTGTTTGATATTGTAGACTTGCAAAAGCCTACATACAACGATTCTACCGGTGGTTACGATTACGAACTACGTCTTGACGCTTATTATTGGAAATGGAAGAATAAAAAATTCTTCTATACTCCCGAAAATGCCGGACGCGAAGCCGGTTGGAGTCTGACTGCCACCCTTGATACCCATTTGGGTGTATTCTTGAAAAACCTTTCCGTATTAGGATATGACTATAGGGGTACAACGTTTGAATTTGAAATAGACTATAGCGTTGTTTCTCAATCAGCCAAACTTGTTACCTATGACAATACCAATCTTATCGATTCCCTTTCCCTGATGGCTGAGACATGGGAATGTGAATGGTGGATAACCAACCATGTCATTCATTTCGGTAAGTGCGAGTTTGGTGATCCTATCGATTTGGAATCAGGGGTGAACGTAGAGGCGATGGAACGTAGCGACAGTCAGAGTACTTATGCTACCCGCATTTATGCCTTTGGTTCTACACGTAACATTCCGGATACATACCGGAAAAAGCTTGTATTCGATGTTAAATCGGTCAATGGAAGAAGGATTTCCGATACGTCAAGAAAACTGGATGCCGGGTATTTCCCGGTAAGCTCTTACAGAAATGACGATGATATTGTTTTGTCTTACGAAAAGCCTTATTCGATAATGACAAACAGCCCTGCCAAGTATAGTATATTGATTCCGGTATCCAAGAATATGCCGGCCGGGAAATACAGCATTCAAGCGGATAATATAACAGCCGGAATAACAGACCCTAACCAAGTCGGACTTACTGTTCGTAACTTCAAGAGTACATTCAGTATCGAATATGTAACGGGAGGAGAGACGAAGCAGATTGAGATACAGACAAAAACAGAGGAGCGGGAAGGCAAGTATACTCCTACGGTTAAGTTTGATAACGCCATATTCACGCTTGAAGGCGATGCATCGGAATGTAGTATACGCATTGACTCATCTGTAGAATTCATAATCGATGAAGCAAATATACATTTCAATATTGCTTGCTACGGTGTAGTAAAGAATGAGAATAAAGGTGCTGATGTTACTGTCACTTTTATCTCAGGAGGTAATGCCGGTAAAACATTTGATGCGGTATATAATCCGGAATACAAAGCTGGCGAAGAATCGAATGTGATAGAGTTACCCGAAGGAGTCACAGCATCTTCTGGTGATATGTACACGATTGATAACATCATCAAAGGGAAAGTCCCCACCAATTATTTCAGTAAGGATGACGCTGAATTGACGGTTAGCGGTGTTGTACAGAAGCGCTTGATGCTTCCTTCTGATGTTCCTTACGTAGATGCCTATCGCTACAGCCCTACAGGTGAACGTATATATATCGGAGACCCGCGTTATGACAGTCCGCATAATGTGGAAATGCCCGTAGAGGAAGCCGTTGAAGAGATAGTCATTTTTGAGGATGAATATGCAAAATATATCGGTTCCACAACAGAAGTTCCGGAACCGGATATTGTCGAGGAAGAGGACAGCGAAGGGAATAAGACAGGCAATACGCATCTTGTGTACACATTCAAAGATGCAGGGCTTAAGGACTTCTATGATAATTATCGTATAAAAGGTGAAGACATCCGTGTGATATTCCAGACCGGTAAATTGGCAGGCCTTGATTTTGTTGTAGAGCTGAAAGATAGCGGTGATAGTGGTACTACTTTCGAAATTGTCCCGAATGAAGACTACGGTCGCTTGTTACCGGACGATATACTTTTCCCCCAGTCGGCTCATGTGGAAGACGGGAAAGAAATACCGGCTGATACTTACATTCTTTATGGGTTTGATACCGCATTCCTCTCGGAGGATATGCTTCCTAATGCGGAAAAAGAGTTACTCTCGACCACTCGGAAGTATATAAAAAAGACTATGGTAGATCCGTCTACTTATAGTTGTACAATGATGTCTGATGTTGTATACGACAAAGACGGCAATCATAGACTCTTTGAAGCAGGAGACCGGGTCAATCTCATCAATAAAGGATATTTTGAAAATGGTCGTCAATCCCGCGTAATCGGATTTGAATACAATCTTGATATTCCCTATGATTCTCCGGTTTATATGATTGGGGAAACTGCTCCGTATTCGCGAATCGGGGAAATTGAGAGTAAAATCGATTCATTGGCTTACAAAGGTCAGACATACAATAGTAACACATCCATAAGCGGAGGCGGGACAAGTGTGTATGTGATCGGAGTTAACGATAATACTGCTCCTTCAGATAGAAATGTCTTTTCTGCAAAGAACTCTCTTTCAAAGTTTCTTCGAAAAGACATCCCGAATTCAGCCGACGAGCTCATCACCTTCATAAAAGGCCTTGTATCCGAAAGTATGATATCAGCCCAGGATGGTGTCCAGTTCGGCAAATCTTTCGCTTCCGGCCTAACCGGCCACGGCGGCTTGATAGATTCTCTTGGACGCGGAGAGCTGGAGTCATTGGTATTGAGAAGTTTCCTTGAGGTTCCCGAACTGCGTTACAACCGTATCAGAGTGACAGCCGGAGACCTTTGGCTTTCCCCCGGTGGCGGATTGATAGAATCCGTGGAGCCTGACATGGATATGGAAGGCAATCTCCTTGACACGGGTACGGTCACATTGAAGTTGGAGTCAGGTGAGATCGGTACGATTGCGGTTGATGACCTGTGTATGGGCATGTACCACTATGAATCGGGAAATGCCACGGAGGATTATGACGATGGTATAGGAAACAGAAGGATGTCCGGCTTCTCGACATGCTATTTCAGAATAACGGAGATATTGGAAACCGCTACTAACAGCAAGTTCCGTTACAAGCTTCGTGACTCGTCGGATAACTATCCTAACCCTATAGCACCTGCATCAATGATGCATTTCGTAAGTTACGGCAATGCAAGCAATGAACTAAGGCAATCTTCCATATATCTCAAAGGTAGCGGTAACCCCTATATCCGGATACTTAAAGAAGTCAATTGGTGGGAGTTCTCTTTCAAAAATATAGGATGCCAGTTCGGGTATCTGGATAACCTGAAGATATTCGGAGTAGACACGACAGGGTACTCGGCATTCATCAACAGCCTGTACTTCTACGGCAAGATAGAACAGTTGGAAAAGATCGTTGAAGATACGCTGGGTGATGGTGACTTGCGCATGGAGATTAAAAACAGTGAAGACGCTTATGTATTCGTTGACAATAATATTGATGTTATCCTAACAGCGAAAGTCTTTAAGTATTTCAAGGACATAACGTCTGAGGTTGTTAAATGGGTTTGGACTCGTGAATCCGGTACATCCTTAGCAGACATTGCAAGCGACGCTATATGGAATGACAACAACTCATCCGCCCGTGAAAGTGTGCATATAACTGCAGGTGATATTACTACCGATTCGGTAAAATTTATTTGTGAAGCGACAATAGGAAATATAACGATAAGAAAAGAAGAAACATTTAAATAAATAGATATGGCAGTATTTAATAGAGTTTATTCCCCTCTCGGAACACAAATTTCCATGTTGGTTGCAGAGGGTTCGCTAAAACAGGATTATGATGCGGATAACAAAATCTATACCCCTGACCGACGCATACGCCCTACGGCAATACAGCCGGTATGTAGTATTACAGACCCATCCGGTATTCTTGAGAATGGAACTGTAAATCTTTATATTACGGATATAAAGTGGTATGAGAATGAAATATCTGAGGCTAACCTCATTTCTCCTACAAATTCAAAGTACAAGATTGATTCAACCTCAAACACGAACAACAGAGGCAGGATCATTGTATATAAGAACGTTAATTTTGATGCACCGGTTACATTAATTTTCACTGCGACTTTCGCTGATATGGTTAATGGCAAGTTAAGGCGTAAAGCCTATTTTGTCGGTACATCTGTATTGGCGTCAAATGTCGCTGCCAGTTCACCGGCTGTTCTCAAAACAGACTATCCGCGCGGACGTTGTTTTAATCCGATAAAGGAATTGACATACTTGAAGCTGTCTGCTGATTTGGTAGCTGGCGAGACATCTATTCCATCTGCATACTGGTGGTATAAAAAGAATGGCTCTGCCGAATCATTGATAACAGACTATGTAGGACATAATTCGCGCGAATTGGAAGTACCAACAGCTTCTATCGGCAAAGAGCAACATTATGTCTGCAAGGTACAGGACTGTCGTCAGAATCTGACGGATGTCCGCAATGAGTACTTGCAGGAGGAACTCGACAAGATATCCGACTACCCCCGCAATCTGCTTGCCAAGCAGTATTTTCTCGATCTGAACGATGAGGTTCAGCCCGGTGTCGTAACTGAGGGAGAAGATGCGGACGGGAAGTATATTTGTGTGCCTAACCCAGCGACATTACGTACTTATGTAGGTGGAGATGAACAACGTGATTTATTCTCCGGAAAGATGTCTTTCAAGGAGAATACAGTATATGTTCTACGTGTTGTGGGGAAGTATGCTTCTGAAATAGACTCCCAATGGGGTTTTTCACTTAGAATAGTGTACACGGACGGTACATTTTCATCGCCATTACGATTTGACTACAAGGCTAATAAAAAAACAGAGGCTATATATATAAGTGATTCTGGAAAAACGATATCACATATTTCTTGTACATATGGAATTGGCGTTCCGTCTTACATCTACGGTATCCAGATCACCGAGGAATACAATTACAATTTGCTTGAAGGGAATACGGAAGAGGTAACAGTTGTTGGAGGGGATGCTACTACTAAAGCTGAATCAAGATTAATTTCAAAAGTACTTACAGTAGGAACGAAATATACATTAAAATGTGACGATATTGATAGTACATCCGAATCAAATACTGTTCTATTAATTCAGATATCTCCCAGTACTATTGTTTCTGATGTTTACAATCTTAATAAAGCTAATAAAGTAGCAAGATTTAATATACTTTCAAAATACAATAGGGACAGTCCAACTTATTTGTATTTATATGCTAATTCTGTAGGAAATTCCGCAGGGCATACAACAACCTACAAGAACGTCCAACTTCTTGAAGGCGAATACGCATGGAATGTGCTTGGTGAGGATGTTGAGGAAGTTACAGTTGAAGCTGGGGAAAAAGAAAATGCAAGAAGTGGAATTCTGATACCAAACAAATTAACTGTCGGTGGGAAATACATGATTACTGTTGATGATATTATTAATTTGAAAGGCGAGGAGACGGAATATACAGTTCTTGTTCGACAAAATAGAGAAAGTTCAATACCGATATCTGATACCATCAGTATTTCTCAAAATAAAAAAAATGCTATTATTACTATTAATGACCAGTACCAAGATGGGGATTATGAAACCATATTATATGTTTATGCCGGACAAGCTGGCTCGACTGCAGGCAACATAGTTCAGTTCAAGAATATCCGTCTTTTGCAAGGCGAGACAGTCCTTCCTTCTGCACCTTCATATACCCCTCACTTCATCCCATCCGCACCGGATATCGAAGTAGAGTCTGAATCGATACAGTTACCGGAAGGGTACCGTCCGGACGTGCAGGGAAAGACGATCAATCATGAATTTACTCTTGTGACTCGTTTACCTCCGTACAGGACATCTGTTGTTACACCGTATGGAAATGATTCTGGAGTTATTTCGATTCCTTCTGATGTGAAGTTATTTCAGGCAGGAATACAGGTGGACGTTGCCGGTATAGGGACATTGGATAATCCGGAAAGATACTTCTCTGCAGATTGGGGCAATGGCTTGAAGGGCATGAACGTTCTTCTTGATGCTGATGATATCGGATTGGGTGTGCAGGAGGTAGAACCGGACGTGGTTGAAGGGATGGAGCATGTGAAATATGCCGTAAGTGGATGTTCGCTTCCCTCTGCTAATATGAACAAACTTGAAGAGTTCGTTGAAGGAAGCAGGATTGTTGTAGAAGTTCCACCCAACACTCCTACCAAGAGTGCTGTGGATATATATGTTATTAAAAATAATATAGGTTGCCGTGTTTCATATTTGGGGACGGGATTTGCAGATTTGTATATATATGCTTATGGTTTTAGAAAAAAGGCGAACATAAAGAATCTACAAAAAACAATACAATGTTTTGAGTTTGAAATAGGATCGACATTAAATGGATGTAAATTGAAAATTAATGGAATATCATATACAGGTAGTTTTACCGAATATGAAGCTGGCGAGATATCTAATGTTGCTGTACAAAATTCTGCATTCACATCATTAATAGAAATTTATTCTCCGGAAAATGCACTCTTGCATAAATGGGACTTCGAAGGAAGCACTGATGATGAAAGATTATCAGATAAAGCAGAAACAGAGAATAAAGTCAATTTTAGTAAAAGTGAAGGTTTTGAATTTATCCCCGTATAACAAAAAATCAAAAATTATGGCAAGATACATATTTATAGACAGAAAGACAGCCCTTGAAAAAGGGCTTATCACCTCAGAGTCGGCATGCCGTCAGAATGCAACGACAGTAGTATTAATCGAGGATGAGCTTAAAAAGCTCGGTGATGACGTTGACAAGGTGATTGAGGAGCTTGGTGCTGTTGCGATGGATACAAAGCAGGCATTAAGAGAGCTTCAGAAAAGAGAATGGAATTAAAGTATAACCAATTAATATAAAAATAATTATGACAACAGTAGTTAGGGGTGGTACAACCATAAAAAGACTGAGAAGTAAGGGTTCTCTGACAATGAATTTGCTCAGTACAAAATCTCTCGTACAAGCGACCAATGGTACTTCCGTACTTGTAGACTGGACTATAGAAGATAATCAACCGACTGTTTATCCAATAATTCGTAACTCTAAATCTACGGAGTTAGTATATGATTACGTTAGCGTTGTATGGAAATATGATGGTGTGGTTATTGCTGAAGGCGATTCGCGTTTTGATATCACCAAGACATATACAATGGGATCGCATGAAGTTCCTTGCCTGATTATAAAAGACAATCTTGGGCTTTCAATGACCAGTAGTAAATTGATAACTTGCGATGCTACTGTAAAAGTGGACGGATTTAACGAAATTGTATCTTCTGATATTGAGGTATCAAAAATGGAAGCATCCCCGACAACATACATAGGGGAAATCGGTATGACAAATGGAGGTGTCATATCGTCCGAAGCAGATACTATTACCTTGAATACAGTTTTATCGCAAGGTGGAAATTTAATTTCCAGTTATGAAGTAGAATGGTATAGAGTTGTCGCAAACGATACAGACGAAGAATTGGATGGTTTGGAAGCATTGGGAAAAACGGGAAAAACCATCACCCTTGAACGAGATGATATTGACCTGATGGAAACCATTGTTGCTAAATTCAAAGTAATAGATTCAGTTGTCAGCACTAAATCGGTAGATGTGCGCGACGAAACCGACCCATATGTACTTAATTTTACCTACGATACACCAGGCGGTTATCTCGATGAGGTGAATGGTGTAACCGCAACCGCGAAGGTTATAACACGTGACACCAACCAAGAAGTACCGTTATTCACCTATTTTGCATTTTCGTTAATGAACGGACTTGTGTTTATTAGGGATCAAGCAAAATCGACGAATAATAAATTTAAGATAAATAAGTCTGATTTTGAGACAGATAATGTTGACCAATTATGGCTTCAAGTAGAAGCGACACCATCATGAAAGTAAAAGGAGGTGTACCAATACGTAGAATTCCCCGTACTCCTACAGTATCAATCCTGCCGGTGGAACGGGTGTTCCATAAGCTTCCGGACGGGACTTATGAACCTGCTACGATCACGCTTGAAGCTGTCGTACAGAATGTGGATAATCCCAAATATCAGTGGGGACACATTGTAGGCGGCAGCTTCCAGCCGTATTCTGTGGTATACAGCCATATGATCGCCTCTCCGGTGCATGCTGGTGTGGTAGCCGTTAAGGTCACGGGTGACAATGTACCCAACGCGATAATTGCTTCCGAGACACTTACCATAGTGGAGGATGGCGTGTCACCTGTGCAGTACAAGATCGTGGTTAAACAATTAAATCGTGTCGTAGATTCGATTTCTTGTGACCCATATGGCAATCCCAAACTTTATTATCAGGCAACGGCATATCTGTATAAGATAACCGGAGACATCGAGGAACTTTGTGAGGATTTTAATTGCGTAGTCGTTTACTATAAGAATGGCACACAGACGGACACAAGCATCAGCACCTCCCCGTCGGGCAGCTATGTTTTTGACGTATCCGGTGATTATGATTTGATCCGTGTCGGTTTTGTTGATTTGGAATCAAGCAAAGACATCATAGAGACCAGTCTGGCGAAAGTATATGACGGTGCTCCGGCAGTGCAGTACAGCATTGAGATATTGCAAAGAGGGAAGTCTGTTTCTACGATAGCCAGTGACGCGGAAGGATATCCCAAGTTGGAACCGTATGCCATTGCGAGACTTTATAAAAAGGTCGGCAATGCTGATAGGACTTTGTGTTCAGATTTCTATTGCAAGGTAGCGTCAATGAATACAGAGGATGATATCAGTAACGAAGAGGAAAGCGGCGTTCCTGTGTCGGATTATGAATTTGAGGTTGCGGACAATTACTATGACAGCTTTGCCGTATCGTTTTTTGACAAGGCATCTAAAAAGACGGTTGCAGAGCATTCGATAAGCAGAACCTATGACGGGTCAACTGGCGCGAACGGATATACATATCGGTCACGAGGCATGTTTACAACCGGTGAAACCTATGTATGGAATAGCGAGTACCGTGATATCGTGTTCTCATGGTTCAACGAAAAGTTGTATGCGTTCCGTGTCAAGAACAAAGGAACTTCTGTGACAGTTCGTCCTACTTCTCCTAACGGAGATACCAATTGGGATGTTGCAAGCGACATGAGATTTGCAGCTACCGACTTGTTCTTGGCGCAAGACGCGGTAGTGGATGTGCTCGGTACGTCCAAAATCTACATAGGCAATCTTGACAAGACCGAAGGATGGGAAATGACCAAAGGAGCAATCAAGCATACCGGTACGGGACTCGAATTGACTAAGGACGGAAAGTTGTCCGCGCCTGAAGGTGGGATAACAATAGGTACAAAATCCGTTGAAGGCATGATTGACGATATTCATATCGGCGGTAGGAATTATGCCCGAAGAACTTCTAACGAATGGAGTGACAGTATTGCTTTGACCAATATAGTTAACCAGACATTCCCTTTGTACGACTGCTATCTTACGGACGTAAAGCCCAGGGATGTGGTATGTTTCTCTTTTGACCTTGAATATAGTAACATAGTAAAGTACCCGAATCCCATATTCCAGTTACAAGCGCGGGGTAGTGATACAGGATGGGACGATGGTGGTATGGGCGCTAATATTCTTCCGTTTGTTCAGGCAGGTAGTGGTACTGTCCGTGTCGTTGCGTTATATGCCGCCACAGAATACCAGCTAAACAATAGGTACTGGCCGGTTGGCATCCGTTGCGACAACATTACCGGAAGTGTCCGATACAAGAATTTCAAATTCGAGATAGGAACAAAGCCCACGGGCTGGTCGCTTGCTCCGGAGGATTATGTCGAGACGGGGATTGACATTCAGAACCGGAAGATTATATTGCAGGCTGACACGACAGAATTCAGAAATAATGCCGGGGAGGATATTGCAATATTTCAAGGGGACAAGATAAAGGCTTCGTTGATCGATGTTGATAATCTTGTAGCTAAAAAGGTGGAAACGTCCAATTCCGGAAAGAGATTTGTTATTGATCCTGACTCTAATTCGATGGAAGTATTTGATGCGAATAACAACAAAGTTATATCAATATCATTTAAGGATATTAATGATCCAAACGTTGATTTGCTGTATCCATCAATTGTATGTTATCAATATATAGATGGAATTGCTCGAAATTCTGCGAGTATAAATGGTAATAACGTTCAGGTTTTAAGCTATGATACAAATGGAAATGCTGTTTATAATGCAACTTTTTCTGCTTCCGGCTATTATGTGTCAAATGGGAATTCTGGGAATCACTCTATTTTGTCATACGATGGATTGAGAATATATAAAAATGGAACATTATACAAATCGTATACTTAACAAAAACCCGCCCTACTTTCCCAAGCAAGGCGTTACGCATACATAAACAACTTATTAACTTCCATTTGAGGAAAGTAAAGTCAGAAAAGACAATGCAAAGATACCATTATAAAACTAAAAAGAAAAAGAAAGTTAAATAAATAGCCCGACTTTCACAAGCCGGGCATACGTATTGCTAAAAATATGCCACACCTGGCGCATGATCGATTGAATTGCATGACAAATATACTTATTAATAATTAAATAAAAAAATGAAAGAGAAAGCAATTCATCAAGTTACTTCCAGTGTGTTTGCCCCAATCGCTGGTAGTTTTGTAATAGACAGCTTACAATTGATGGTTCCTTGGCTTATCGCTATGTTTTGTGTAATCATTTGTGATTTGGTGACGGGAGTAAGAAAAAGTCTATTGTTGAAGGAACACGTGAGGTTAAGTCGTGCATGGAGAGCAACTATGGGGAAAATGGTCACCTACTTTTCATTTGTAGTCATGGTGGTCATGGTCAACAAGGCGGCAGGCGACAATCTTCACATTGACACTTATGCCTGCTTGTTCGTATGTTTTATTGAGGGGTGCTCAATCATAAGCAATATACTGAAACCTAAAGGATATAACATAAATCTTGCTGCTGCTATTGCCTTGTTTAGCAAGAAAGTATTCAGTGTAGACAAGGAGGATGTTAAAGACGTAATAAATAAGGAAAAGAATGAATAAGATCGATTCTATTATCATCCATTGCTCGGCTACAAAAGCCGGGCAGGATTTGAGAGCGAAAGACATTGACCGGATGCACCGGCAAAGGGGATTCGCTCAGATAGGTTATAACTTTGTGATTGATCTTGACGGCACTGTAGAGAATGGGCGCCCACTTTCTATTGACGGAGCTCATTGTAATACGAAAGGTTTTTCCGGAGTGTCATACAATAAACACAGTATCGGTATCTGCTACATTGGTGGTCTTGATGTAAACGGACGTCCGACAGATACCCGGACGGAAGCGCAAAAGAACGCCCTTCGTGACCTTGTAGCAAAACTATGCAAGGAATATGATATCATCGAAGTGCTCGGACACCGGGATACATCACCTGATCTTGATGGAAGTGGTGAAGTTGAGCCGGTAGAGTATATAAAGGCCTGTCCGTGCTTCGATGTCAGAAGTGAGTTTAGTAATTTCCTGCGTAATACAGTAGTGAAACCATGAAAGATTTAGCTAAGATGTGTTTAACGGCTATAATTAGTCTGTTAGCAGTAATTGTCTGTTGTTTTGTGTGTTCTTCTTGCCAGGCTTCTCGGAATATGGAGATTCAAAAGCAGATTGATTACTCTGGTGATTTTAATCAAATTCAAAGTGTTATTGAGTCAATGCGAGTGGATGTTAGTAGGCAAACGAAGATAACGAATGATCGGCTAAGTAATCTAAAGTTGGAAAACAAGACTGTTTATTTGTCTGCTCCGGATTCAACCGGTAAACAATATCCAGTAAAGGAAAGTACTACTACTGCATCTAAACAGGAGCAGGAAAGAACAGAAGTGGATGAAACATTATCTGTTACTTTACAACAGCTTTCTAACAAGTTAGATACATTGAGTAACAAGGTTAATGCCATGTTGAACCAGAAGGAAAAGGTAATAGAGCTGTCGTGGTGGGACTTGCATAAAGATAAAGTATATTGTAGCGTTATTATTTTATTATTTGTAGGATGGTTAGTTTATAGGTTGAGAAGAAAATAACATTACGTAATCAACCGGATTGTGAGCAATGTTTCTATATAGTATATACTATATAGAAAAAAATACTGGTCGATGATTCGACTTTCAGGAAATTGTTTTATATTTGCCTCATATAAGTGAAACATTTAAATTTTATATACAAGAATGGTAGTCGTTTGTGAAGATGGCTGCCATTATTTTTTTATGAAAAATTTATATTATTCAAATCCATTTTTGTAAATTTGCATCAGTCCAAACGGAGGGGTTGGTATATATAAAATTTAAATGTTGAATAAAGATGCAAATAGAAATTTTTAAGTATAAGTCTGATGAAGAACAGATTTATAATGATGTTAGAACCATTGAAGAAAATGGTGAAATTTTATTCTGGGCAACTGATGTTGCTCGTGTGTTGGGATATTCAAATACTAACGAAGCGATTATAAAACATTGTAAATCAGGTGGGGTCGTGATTCGCGAGGTCATCGATTCACTTGGCCGAAAACAGTATGCTAAGTTTATCAGCGAAGGTAATGTATATCGCTTGATATCTCGTTCCAGATTAAAAAGTGCAGAGAAGTTTGAGGCTTGGCTTTTTGATGAGGTGGTACCTGCTATTCGTAAGAAAGGCTTTTATGGTAGTATTGACCGTGCTGCGCTTCCTGATTTTGTAAAACGTTACAAGGATAATCTTCATACTATTCCTTATGATTATTTTTCTGTAATAACTCAAATGTATACCATTCTTTATGCAGAACTGGAGAAAGTGGGATATTCCATCCCAGATAAAGGAGCACACGGCAGAACCATGATGCCGGATATTTCGGTTGGTAGAGGTTTTGCTAATTTTCTACGTGATAATAATTCTGAATTTTGGGATAAACATAAGACGTACAAACATCATTTCCCTGATGGACGAGTTGTAGATGCTTGTATGTATCCTATAGAGGCTCTTCCCATGTTTATTCGTTACATAAATGAGCGATGGCTTTATGAAAATGCAGATAAGTATTTTAGAGATAAAGATCCATTAGCTTTGGATTATCTTCCAAAGCTATTGGAGTCAAAGAAAAAAACAGCATAAATTCACTTCCCGTTATTCCCTCCGATAACGGGCTTTTTTATACTTTATATGTGTAGAAGCTTACTTGTAGCGACAAGTGACATTCCCCGGTTCTTAACGGATCGGGGATTTTTATTATATTTGCCGGAAAATAAAAGAATCATGGCACACAGTTACGACTACAACTCCGTACAGGAGTTACTTTCTTGGGCAAAGAATATGCTTGAAAACAAAACGTATCCGGCATCCCCGTATCAAATAAATAAAAGTACGCAGGTAATTGATTGCGAGTATTACTTGGATAGCTCCATCGCAACCATCAGTAAACATTGGGAGAATCCCACCTTTCACCCATATATTGAACACCTATGGGAATTTAGGGAAAAGGTAGAGAAAGAATAGAGGTAGTCCCTTTTGGCTACCTCTAATGTAGCTTTCCTTTCAACAGCACAAAATCAACAACTTTTCGGAAGAGCT